GAGCCCCTGGGCGTAGGCCAACAGGTCGTCTTTGGTCATGGCGTCCAGATCGTCGTCGCCGCCGGTTGCGGTGGGGACGTCGGTGTCGCCGCCGGTGCCCTCCTCCCAGGGCGCCGAATGGTCGTCCCGTACGACCTGCTGATTGGGGGCGTCCCACAGGACGCCCCCCTCATCGGTGGGGTTGACGTCGGTCACGGCGTCTTGACGACCTTGACGATCGAGCCGGCCGACACCACCAGCGGCGTGAAGTAACCCGCATAGGCGACCTGGATCCCGAGGACGGACGGCTCCACGACTTGCAGGGTGCCGACCCGCTGCTCGAACACCTCGCCCCCCGCGGTCGACATGACCAGCATGCGCAGGGCGCCCACCCCGGGCGACACGTAGATCGGGATCCCGCTGATCGACCCGACCAGCCCCGAGCCCATGGACGCGGCCTCGAGCCCCGTGCTGTAGGCGTTCATCGGGTTCACCGGGGGGAACACCGGGCCGAGGATCGGGAGCATGTCGGGACCGATGGCCGCGAACACCCGGCCGAGCCCCTTGCTGTCGGCGTAGATCTTGCCGACCGCGTCCCACAGCGACGCCTGCACCGCCGCCGCGGTGGCCGCCCCGGTCGGGATCGCCACTCCGGCCGTCGCTGCGGTGTCGAACGCGGCGACGGCGGCCGCCTCGGTAGCGATGGCGTACTGGCCGGCCAGGTCGGAGACGACCAGATCCATGATCTGGGGTTGGGAGAAGTCGACGTCCTGGCGGCTGATGTTGACATACCCGCCGTAGGTGTTCGCCTGCGCCGTCAGCTTCGTGATGGTCATCTTCTGGGAGACGAGCTCGTTCTTCTCACCGGTGGGCTGGACGGCCACGCTGGTGTGCTGGGTGACCTTGGGACGCACCCAGTTCTGCGACGGCATGTTCTTCGGGCCGAGCTGGGTAACGACCGGCCGGTTGGTGTCGATGAAACTGATAACCGGGGCGATGATCGGGGTGGGGATCAGACCCGGGTTGTCCGCCGTGGTCTGATGGGACGCGGCCCGTTCGTACAGGTCGAGCCGCCCGGCCGCCTCACGGTCACCCAGACCGGCCCGCCACTGCTCGATCAGGTACTCGCCCGCCGAGCGGTACTCGATCTGCACGGGTGGGCGGTCGCCGCCCCGCATGGCCAACGCCAGGTCGGCCAGCCGGCTTGTCGACGCCTGGGCCACCGACCGGGCTTCCATGAGCGGGCCGAGCTTGTTGTTGGCCGACACGATGTGATCGCGGGCCCTGGTGATGAGTTCCATGTCCTGGTCGGACAGGTCGCGACCCTCGGACTGGGCGTCGCCGATCAACTTGTCGATGAAGTTTTGCCGCTGGTCGATCTCGGCCGCGTAGTGGGACAACATCGAATCGGTGCTACTGGGCATGGTTGGGACCTCCGAAACGCGAACGGGTAGGAACCACGCGTCCGTGGTGTTTCGGTGCGTCCCCCGCTACTGCCGGCCCACTCTGTGGTCTACAACGGCAGGTAGTTCAGCGACCAAGCGCATCATAGGCGGCCTGGAGACGCCAGGCGCGCACCCGGTCCAGGTTCGGGGTGTCCGCCGCCACCAGCGGCCCCACAGGGTCCTCAGGGCGGGTCCTGACGTCGAGGACCCTGGCGCCGGCGTAGGCCGCTTCGGGGACCAGGGCGATATGGGACAGGAACGCCTTCACGATCCGTCGCAGCGACCGCTCCTCCCAGCGCTGTTCCATCGGCGCGAACCCGGCCGACGCGTCAAGGATCTCTTCGTCGGCGAGCTGCAGGGTTTCGTCGCCGAGCGGTGTCTGGGCGATACGGCACTCGGCCACCAGCCCTTGCTCGGCGCCCGGGTGGAACGCCACCGCCCTGCCCACCACTTTTGTGATGTCGTGGTCGCGGTTCACTTTGACCCGGTTGGCCCGCCCCTCGATCCCGTTGAACGCCCCCCGGGAAACGATCTCGCGGATCAGGCGGCCCCCGAACTCGATCATCGTCTCGGACTCGTAGGGCATGACGACGAGGTCGATGGTGCGGTGCGGGAACGACACCTCCGACACCACCGCCGAGCGGAACTCGATCGGGTTCATTTGAGGACCCCCTGGTAGAGCGGCGCGGCGGCGATCTGATCGAACCGTTCGACGGCCCGGATCTCGTCGACCGTCAGCACCCCGAGCCCGGCGTAGATCGCCTCGGTCTGCGCCCGGGTGTAGGGGTCGGGCTGGATGTAGGCGTCCCGGTTCAACTCGACCTGCGTGCCCCGGGGCAGCGCCCAGCCCGACAGGGCGCCCATGACCGCCGCCGCTTTCGGTCGCAAAGAGGCACGCCAGTGGTAGTCGAACAGCGATACCACGTTGCTGTAGGTCATCGAGTCGCCGCCCGACGGCAGGCCGACCAGAAACGGCGGCACGCCGAGCAGCACCGCGACCCGCGACTCGTTCCACTTCGACAGGTCGACCAAAGCCATCTGCTCCGGGTTGAGCTGCACCGTCTCCCACGACACCCCACCCGACAGGACGGCGGGGGCGCCCAGGTTGGCGTTCCGGGCGTCGATCCACTGCTGTTGCAAGGCGCCGGCCTGGTCGGCGGTCAGCTCGTCGGGGTGGGTCAGGATCGACGACAGGACCCCGCCCTGGGCGGCGACGTTCATCCCGTAGCGGGCCAGCACCTGGCCGGCGACCAGACGCCCGGCGCCGACCTCGAGGGGCCCGTGGCCGTGCGGGTCGGCCGTCGACGACATGTACCGGATGTGGAGCATGTCGCCGTCGGGGACCTGCGCCGCGCCGATCTCATACAGGCGCCGCCCGTCGACCAGGCGGATAGTGACCGCCCACGGCGGGACCACATGGAACCGGGCCGGCCACCCCGTCGCATACCGGGCGGTCGTGACAACGAACACCTCGCCCGCGGCCTGGTAGTCCCAGAAGAGTTGCTTGGCGAACTCCTCCCAGCAGGTGTAGACGTCGGGGTCGGGGTTGGTGACCCAGTCGGCGTTCAGGGTGGCGGCGGGGTCGACCAGATACGGCGGCATCGACGCCAACACCGACGAGTTCAAGTCGAGGCACGCCCAGGCGGTGTCGGTCAGCACGGCGAGCTGCGGACCCCACGACGGGGTCTGCCAGTCCGACGGCCACCCCGACCACGGCGACGGCACGACCCGGGGTGGCGGCCCACCGGCGGCCGGGGCGCCGCCCTCCACGGTGAGCCCCGGCGGGGTAGCCGGCGCGTCGACGGTGTCAGTAGGGCGGATGGCCCGTTCCCAAAGTCCCCGCACACCCGACGGCATCGAAGGTCGATGTTACTCCCCGGTAACCGGCCGGCCGCGGTTAGTGGACGGCGGGGACCTTCGCCGGGCGGGCGGCGGCCGACGCCGCCCACACCGCAGCCCGGATGAGGTGCAACGGGCCGGAGGCGACCAACACCAGACCGGCCGACGTTTCCCGCACCCTCGCCAACCCGAGCGCCTCGTCGAGCTCGGGGGTGTTGTCATGGGCCACCGCGCCGCCCATGCACAAGTCCCGCAGGGTCGCCAACCCGACCCTGGTGTCCTTGACCGCCCCGGTGTGCCGCGACCCGCCCACCCCGGCCGGGATACGGTCGGCCAGGGCGGCGGCCACGATCAACTGCCGCACCCCCCGCCCCTCAGCGAGCGATTCGACATCGGCCATGGCCGCCGCCCAGTCCGAACATACCCACCCGTCCAGCTCGACCCGCCCGTCCTCCAGGCGGGCCGCCGCCGCCACCGCCGCGCCGTACCCGACGTCGTCGTCGACCGCCGCCCACAGCGGACCGGACGACACCAGCCCGGGCTCGGCCAGAGTGTCCCACACCCCCGCCGGGAGCAGCAGCTCGGAGTTCCCCGGCACCACCGACAACCGGCGCGGCCACTGGTTCAACCACTGGGCCCGGAAGAACTGCTCGGGATCCGGTTCGTCCGGGTCGTCGATCTCGCCGCCCAAAGCCGAGCGCAACTGCTTGCCGATGGCCGCCTCCCGCTCCACCGTCCAGTGAGGCGACGCCAGCCGCCACGCCCGCCGGTCGTCCAAAGCGGCGTCCTCCGGGGCCGACCACTCGATCAGCAGATCCCCCTCACCGGACTCCAGCTCGGCCAGGGCGGCGGCCCGCCGGCCCAGCATCAGCGACGTGGCCAGGCGGTGCGCCGTCGACACCAACAACAGCTGCGGCTGGACCCGCTCGATCATCGTCGGGGTCAGCCCCTCTTCGATCGACGACTCCCGCACCTTCCACGCCTCATCCGCCGCCGCCATCGACACGCTGTAGCCGTAGGTCGCCTCCTTGGCCCGCAGCATCCAGCGGGACCCGTCGGCCAGCACCTCGATCTCCTCCTGGCCGTTCACCTCCCGCACCTTGTAGAACTCCGGTTTCGCTTTCGCCCATACCCTCGCCGGGCGTTGCACCT